TTGAAGCAGAGGAAGAAGAAGCAGGAATGGATATGGGAATGCCCGAAGAAGAGCCTGTTATGGACCTCGAAGGAGAAGAGGAAGAGTTAGAACTTGAAGAAGAAATCGAACTCAACCTTGGTGAAGAGTTGGAAACTATTGAAGAAGATGAAGAAATTAATCTCGAAGCCCTTGAGATTGACCACGAACCAGAGCGAGAAGATATTATTTCTATTCCTATGGAAGAGGAAGAAGAGGTTGAAGAAGTTGCGTCCCTTATTGACGAAGAAGAGACAGAGCAAGTTCAGACCCCAGTCCTTACAGAGGAAGAGGAAATGATTCAAACTCTTACAGCACGTAATAAAGAGTTGGAAGAGGAAAACGCACAGCTTCAGGGTCAGACACAGGGCTTCGGTGCTCAACAGCAGAGATATCGTTCTGCTATTGACAAAATTACACAGCGACTTGCGGAAGTTAATCTTTCCAATGCCAAGTTGTTGTACACGAATCGCATTCTAAACAATGCCTCTTTGAATGAGCGACAGAAAAACGAAATTGTCGAGTCCATTACGGGTGCTGGTTCGGTTAATGAAGCGAAAACAATTTTCGAGACACTTCAAAACACAATGTTGAGTAGCCAGGCTTCCAAGAAGTCAGCACCAAATACATTGAGTGAAGCAGTAAAGAGAAACGTTTCGCCATTTGCGTCTAGAGGAGCTAATGCTACTCCAAGACAAACCGATACATTCTCACAAAGAATGCAGCGATTAGCTGGAATTAACAACAGCTAATTAAAAGACAAAATAAATCAATTCTAGGAGGAATATAAACAAAATGTCTATTTTAACAAATCTTACAGAAGGAATCGTAAATCGTGACCTCTCTAAGGAAGGTGAGGCTATTCTCAACAAATGGGAAAAGACTGGTCTTCTTGAGGGTCTTGACGGCGATTTCAACAGAAATCAAATGGCGGTTCTATTAGAGAACCAGGCGAAGGAATTACTTCGTGAATCAAACACAATGGCTGGTGGCGACGTAGAAGGCTTCGCAGCAGTTGCATTCCCAATCGTTCGTCGTGTATTCGGCGGTCTTTTGGCTCAGAAGCTTGTTTCAGTTCAGCCAATGAGCTTGCCAAGTGGTCTTGTTTTCTTCATGGACTTCGTGAAGCAAGCACCATCAGCATCTCGTGACGGTCAGTTGGCAGCAGAAGAGCCATCAGTATACGGCGGCAACGTTGTCGGCTCAGGAATCGAAACTTCTGGTGTCTCTTTAAACCCAGACGTTAATCCAGCACAACAATTCCAGAACCTTGTTCACGGCTTCTCGTCTGCTCGTGGTATCGCTATCGACACCCTCTCCGCCGATGACACTGTTGTCCTTAACGGCGCAGTTAACGACGAAGACGCTAAGTTGATTGAGTTTGACGCAGATTTACTTGCTATCACTGGCGGCGGCGCTCCCAACACGGTTACTATTTCTGAGGTCACCATCTCCGCAGCGGGCACGAACGAACTCGCTGGTCACCCACTTAGCAAAAAGGGCGACTTGCGAAAGTTGTCCAAAGACGCACGACATGTATCAGCGGGCACAATCATCACCGATGACACCACAGGCGCAGTTGTGAGTTTCACAGAGCACAAGGTCATTCGTCGCTTAAGCAAGATTGAGGGATCAATTCTTACTCTTCACATCCTCGGTCTGTCAATCCCCAGTGCGGGCGCAGGTGAGACAGCAACTAGCTACATCGAATTCGCTATGGCTGACAACTTCGTTGAAGGCGGCGCACTCGGCGCTCTCGAAGGCGCTGCTGCTTGGGAAATGGAAGGTTCATCAGCATTGCCAGAAATCGCAATCAAGGTTGACTCAACAGCTATCACTGCTGTAACTCGTAAGTTGAAGGCTTCTTGGACTCCAGAGCTTGCTCAGGACTTGAACGCTTATCACAACTTGGACGCAGAAGTTGAGCTTACTGGAATTCTTTCAGAGCAGATTGCTTTGGAAATCGACCAGGAAATCCTTTCAGACCTTATCGCTGGCGCTGCGGCGAACAAGCTTTACTGGTCACGTCGCCCAGGACTTTTCGTTAACCGATTGACTGGTAAGGACGCAACATCATTGGCTTCTCCTCCTGACTTCACAGGTTCAGTAAGCGAGTGGTACGAGACTCTCGTTGAGACTATCAACGACGTTTCAGCCGACATTCACCGTAAGACTCTTCGTGGTGGTGCTAACTTCTTGGTTTGTGGACCAGAGGTTGCTAACATCCTTGAGTTCACTGCTGGTTTCAGAGCTTCAGTCACTCACGACGATGCTACTGGTTCAGTTGGTGCGGTTCAGATTGGTTCAATCAACAAGAAATGGGATCTCCACGTAGACCCTTATTTCCCACGTAACGTGGTTCTTGTTGGTCGTAAGGGTAGCTCATTCCTTGAGAGTGGCTTCGTTTATGCTCCATACGTACCATTACAGGTTACTCCTACAATCTTCGACGCAGCAGACTTCACTCCTCGTAAGGCAGTGATGACTCGCTACGGCAAGAAGATGGTACGACCTGATATGTACGGTCTGGTTGTTGTTCGTGACCTTGAGGGTTAATTCGAACAGTAGCATTTAGAGTCTAACTCTAACAAATGAGCCCCTTCCTTTTTGGTTGGGGCTTTTTTTGTATTTGCCAAACTACTTACTAAAGAAAATGCGGAGGAAGTCCTAAATGGCAAAACCCACACTAACACCAGCACAGACAACAAGCGTCATTGTTCTACCAGAGAACAACACCGTTCCTGCTTTCAGCGATGTTGCAGGTTCCGATTATGTAAAGCTTGTAAGTTCGTTTCCCTTTGGAATCTACGCAGACCCTGCAAACTGGTTCGATTCAGATGGCGGAACCACTACATCACAGGCACAGGTCGATGCCTTTCTATCAGGCTCGGCAGACCAAGTGGCTTATACTTACAGAAAACTAGGCGGCGATGTTCTTGATATTGAGCTTACAAAAGAACAGGTATTTGCAGCCTATGAAGAAGCGGTACTAGAATATTCTTATATTATGAACATTCACCAGGCAAAGAACACTCTTTCCAACTCACTCGGAAATACAACAGGTTCTTTTGACGAAGACGGAATGATTACAGAAACAGTTGCTGAAAATGCAGTTGTAAATAATAAGTCTCATGTCTCGCTCCTATACCCTAGATTTGACTTTGCTTATGCGAGAAGAGTTTCATCAGGTATTTCAGAGGAAGTCGGAGTAGGAGGCAACACGACGGTTTACTCTGCCTCTATCGACCTAACAGCAGACGTCCAAGATTACGACCTGCAAAATAAGATAGTGACCAATATGTCGGCAGAGTTGAAGACTGAATTAGGTCTCACAGGCTTATCTGACGCAAACAAGCTTCTTATCAAAAAGGTCTATTATAAAACTCCCAAGGCTATGTGGCAGTATTATGGCTATTACAACGGCGTAAACGTTTTAGGGAACTTATCAACCTATGGTCAGTATGCTGACGACTCAACTTATGAGATTGTCCCTATCTGGCAAAACAAAATGCAAGCGAAGGCTTATGAAGAATCTCTTTATGTAAGAAGTTCTCACCATTCATACGAGCTTAGAAACAATAAATTAAGAATCTTCCCAGTACCAACAGGCTCCTCACCAGGAAAGATTTGGGTAGAGTTCGTCTATCCAACTGATACTTGGGCAGAAGAAACCAACGCAGGGTCAACTGGACAGACAGGTGTAAATAATATGAACACAATGCCTTTACAAAACATTCCTTATAAAAACATTAACTCTATCGGCAAGCAGTGGATTAGAAGGTTCGCACTTTCTTTATCAAAAGAGATGTTAGGTCTTATTCGTTCAAAGTTCTCGTCTATTCCTATTCCAGGCAATGATATCTCAATGAACGGCGATGCTCTTGTTTCAGCAGGCAAGGAAGAACAGACAGCCCTTCGTGATGAATTAAAGACGACTCTTGACGAACTAACTTACAGTAAATTATTAGAGTCCGACGCAGAGACGGTCGAGAACTCAAACAGAGTAATGGTTAAGATTCCAACAGCCATTTTCACAGGATAAGGGAGGCTTATAGATGTCAGACGAATGGTCACAACCAGAAGCTCCGCCTCCACCAATGTTTGCTGGAAAGAAAGAGAGAGATCTTGTAAAGCAAGTAAATGACGAACTCATTGAAAGAGTTATAGGTCAAACTATTGCTTACTATGCGGTAGATATGAAGACTTCCAACTTTCATCCGCTCTACGGAGAGGCAATAGAAAAGACCTATCTCCCGCCAATAAGAGTTCACGCTCTTGTAGAAAAAGGCGAGACTGATAGAACTTATACAAACTATGGGGTTGACAAAATAAGTAATATTGTGGTACACTTTCACAAAAGAAGATTAACGGAAGATCAAGATCTCTTCGTCAGAGAAGGAGACTTTGTTCTTTATGATAATGAGTTCTACGAGATTTCAGATATATCCCAGCCAAGATATCTTTTTGGTCAAGAAGGGCACAAGTTTGAGATAACAGCAACTTGCAGAAAGGCAAGAGAGGGTTCGTTCGATGGCAAATGATGATCTAAAAGAAATCAATATCGCACCAAGCACATTAGAGGATGTAGATCAAGCGACCTACAATTGGCTGAACAAAGAACTGGATGTAAAGACGACGACTAACAAAGGCTTTCAGAAAGTACCAGTTCAATGGGTTGCTGGAGAGAAGTCATTCCAAATGAAAAACAACCCCGCTCTACGAGATTCTTCTGGTGCCCTTATAATGCCTCTCATAACATTAGAGAGGTCAGCAGTGGTAAAAGACCCAGCAAGAAAGGGTACCGCTTATGGCAACATACCTAATAGAAGAGATAATAAGGGCGGAGCTATAACTGTTGCAAGAAGGATAAAGCAAGACAAGACTGGAAACTTTGCCAACGCTCAATCTAAACAGAGAACAGGCAAATTAAACTTTAGAACAAGAAAACAGGAAAAGGTTGTATACGAAACAATTTCAATTCCAATGCCTGTTTACGTAGAGATTACTTATAAGATATCTCTTAGAGCAGAATATCAACAGCAAATCAATGACATGGTTCATCCGTTCATCACAGAACCAGGAGGTACAAACTACCTCACGGTTCAACACAATGGTCACTCCTATGAGGCTTTTTTAGAGGGTGATTTTTCATTAGAAAATACTGTGTCCGATATGCAAGGTGAGAGAACTTATGAGACAACTGTTCAGATAAAAGTTCTCGCCGCCCTCATCGGAGATGGTGTAAACCAAGAGACTCCTAAATATGTAAAGAGGGAATCAGTAGTCGATGTTAAGATTGCCAGAGAAAGAACAATTTTAAATCCTGATTATAAGCCTGAAAGATCTTCATAGACCCTTCAAATAAAAACACTTCCAAAAAATGAGTTTGGGGCTTCTAATGACTATTTATTAGAGAAAACCATCGTCTAAAGCGATGAAACATAAGTATTTCCATTTTATTCAAGGAGAAGTAAAAAATGTCCATAAAGAGTTTTAAGTTTGTGTCACCTGGTATTTTTATCAACGAGGTAGACAATTCACAGCTTCCAAGACTGCCTGAAGAATTAGGTCCAGTCATTATTGGTAGAGCAGAAAGAGGACCAGCAATGGTTCCAGTAAAGATTGATTCATTTTCAGATTTCGTCGAAACTTTTGGTAATCCAATTGCAGGCGGTGAAGGTGATGATGTTTGGAGACAAGGCAACCGTCTTGGACCAACCTATGCGGCATTTGCAGCACAAGCTTACTTAAAGTCTGCTTCTCCTATCACGTTTGTTCGTCTATTGGGTGAAGCTAATCCATCAGTAGCGTCAGCTACGACAACCGATGCTCAAGCTGGCTGGATTGCTCATCAGGCATTCGGCTTGTTCTTGGGAACAGATGATTTCTCAACATCTGACACTGGTCGATTGGCAGCAATCCTCTACCACCAGGACGATGCCGCCAGCGCAAACCTTGGTCTTGTCGATTCAGGCAACTCATCTAATGACGTCCTTGAAATTGCAACCAATCCCTTAAAGCTCGCCGTAACAACTGTCGACGGCGCAGCAACAGCGGCAACCATTGACCTTACAATCACAGCAGCCATTAACGGTCTTACTGGAGCCACTACAGGGACTCTGTTGAAGGACAACACTGGTTCAGGTCAACAGGCAGAGATTTACTTTGATGACTCCACGGACACTCACGTTTGGGGTGGTCCTGGCTTCCCTGGAACACTTACCGTCGGCGTGCTATCAGCTACGACTGCACCACTACAGGCTGCTGCAATCGCAGCGGCAATCAATGAAGTTACCGCAGGAGAACTCACTATTGCGGCATCAGCCGATGGCAACGTGGTTAGCATGGTCCAAGAGGTCACGGGACCACTTACCGCCGCAGCCGATGGATTCATGCAAATCTCCTCTCCCGCATCTGGCAACTGGACTCGTGACAATTTCGTCGACGGAGCAGACGCACCTGCACCACAGGTTTCGCAAAAGATTGCATTCAACATGGACGAGAACTCAAGAGTTTATCTTCGAAACGTTCTCAACACTAATGCAACGTTAACTAACGACATTATCTCAGACGCAGGCGAGAAATACTTTCTCGGTCACACCTTCGACCAGTTTGTGGACTTCACTGCAACTCACGCTTGCATCAAGGCACTTCCATCTGGTTATGAAAACTTCAAG